GACCTTGGAATGTATACTCCTGAGGCCCGGATGGTTCCTGAAGCGTGATCTTACCACCGACTGGGCCAAGAGCCCTAGCGAGAGCCTCCATGTCAGCAGGCGGGGCAGGCGGGGGAGCAGACGGTCGTGAGGGGCGTGAGGATGCCGGGGGTGGTGGAGTGCCATCGTCTGCCTCACCCCTATTGAAAGCGCCTTGGAGGCCGCCCAGAGGTGCTGCCATTATGCCGCCACCGATACCGCCCAGAACACCGGAAGATAAAACGTCTTCGCCGATAGGTACTTCTGCTGCAGTCCCCAGCTTGGCCACGTTCGTTGCCAGCTTAGATCCAGCCTCTTCAGCAAATTCCTGAGGAGCTTCACCGATAACTGCGCGACCAGCTGAGCGAAGAATGCCACCCCGCGCCGGCTTCTCAGCAAACGCCAGCTGCTCAAGGCCGGGTATTTTTGTCGCCGCTGCAGACACAATACCAGCACCAGCTGCTGCTATCTTAAATGCGCGGTCAGCTTCCTCTTGGGTTCCGCCTTTTTCAAGAACATCGGCATAGGCTTGGCTACCAGCATCTACCGCATTTATTGTTCCACCCGCAGTGGTCACGCCTATGCCAACCTGCCTAGCAAGCGCAGCCTCCGCAGCTTCACGTCCTGCAACTGGTAGGAATCTCTTGCCCACAAGCTGGACAGCCTTGCCTCCACCCATTGGAAGGAGCGTAGCTGGAAGCTGACTTGCCACAAACTCAGAAGCGCCTCGCGCTGTTTGGAACGGAGCCTGAACCGTAGCTATTGAACGGGCTGCTTCTACAGGAGTTTGAGGCAGGAACTCACGCGCCAAACGGCCAACAGTGGGGTTGGTTGCAGCTGCGCGGCTAAACACAGAAAGAGCCTGAGAGCCCAGACCGGGAATCGCATCTTTAATAAATTTCTGCTGCGCTGCACGCTCTCGCTTACTTGCTTCAGGTAGATAAGCATCGGACTCAGTTTTAATTTTCTTGCCGACATCTTTTTGCAAAGCGCCAGCTAATGAAAGCAATGGAGAAGCGATGCCAGCTGTAGTTCCGAGATAAGGGGCGGCTTGTTGCAAACCCAATCCAAGGGTAGAGGCAAGATCCCCGACCGCACCCGTGAATGTCGGAATAACCCCGCTAAGAAATGACTCTTCTTCTTTCTTCTTAGGTTTAGGCTTTGGGGCAGCAGCCGATGAAGGTGGATAATTCTGCCGCATCACCCGCGTTATATCGCCGTCAGACATTCCATCAGGGAAGTTGACAAGTGTTCCGTCAGGTGCGCGGACTGTGATAGGCATGTTTACTTCAACGTGCCAGTTGCAGGGTCATATGTCCGTACTTTATTGCCACCCGCTGGAGCAGCAGCTGGAGAAAAGTTTAGCTGCTCCTCAATGGATCTCATTTTCGACTCGACAAGCGCCAGCTGAGCCCTGTAGTTCGCCTTAACCTTAGGATCGGTTATAAGTATACTATCAGCTGCGGTGCGCAAGCTCTTTGCCTGAGCCCCAAGCGCTGCATAGTACGTGGCAACCCCTTTTGGTATTCCAGAATCACCGGCACGCGGGTTCTTTCTATAATCTGCAAGGGCGTCAGAGGCGCGCACTGCAGCCTTTCCTGTTTGAACCTCAAGTTCCTTCAGCTCTTTGGCAAAGTCTGCCGTAACCCTAGCTACCTTTTCCTCCGACTGGGCAACACTAACCTTGAGCGGATCGAGAGTTTCACCAAGTTGGCCAGCAGCCCTTGCGGCTCTCAAAGTCATCACACCCTTAGTACGCTCATCTCCACCAGATTGAAGAGCAATTGCTCTGTCGCGGGCGGCGTCAAGTGCATCCATCTTCTGTATGTCAAACACATCACGCTTCTCTTCAATGCCCCGAAGAGATGCTTCACGAGTATCACGAGCGCCTGTGTAGCTTTCAGAACCAGCCTGTAAGCCACGAGCTAAGGCAGAAGCAAATTTCTCGCCGGGCTTAGCGCCTGCAAGCGCATTGCCAAACGCAATAAGAGCATTACCCGGAGCAAGTTTGCGCGTCCGTTCGATCAACTCTTCTTCGCGGCCAAGGCGGCTGGCCTGCCGCTCCAATACGGCTGCGCGTTCAGCATCAACAACCGCGCCTTCTTCAGCCGTAACCAAACCCTTTAGCTGGCGAAGTTCGTCAGATAGGATTCCTAAATCATAGGCCAGCTGAGCAGGAGGCTTGCCACCTTCTGGTGTAGCCGCTGTTAATGCGGCCTGCTTCTCCTGAAACTCAGCCTGCTTCTGCTCAAACATGGGCCTGAAGCGAGATGCCCTACCCTTTGGCGCATCCATTGCCGCAGGAGCAGCTATAGGAGCCGCCGCAGAATCTATTGCAGCAGCTACTACAGGCTCACGAGTAGGAGCTGTGCCAAGTACAGATGGATCCTTGAGGATTCGTCTAGGATCGATCCGATTGTTTTTTTCATCACGAGCGCCAAGGTGGAGATGGTATCCACCATTCTTACCACGCACTCGCCCGGTATTACCCGAAGTACCTAGAACATCACCCGCATTAACAGACTGCCCCGGCTCAACACCAATCCCATCGAGATGGCTATAAGACGTTGATTGCCCATTAGGGTGGCGTACAACTACATAGTTGCCGTTAATGGGATCGCTCTTTGCAACTTCTACAACGCCCGGAGCAGGAGTGCCAATAGGCGTACCTTTAGGAACGGGATAATCTATCCCTTGATGAGATCCTGTTGGGCGCTTGACACCATATCCAGAAGACGGATTTGCACCCATCCAAGAAAGTGGATTAGGAGCTTTGCTTGCATTTGCAGCCGGAAACATCTGAGCCGTCGGCTTCGGTGCCACAAGCGGTGCAGCCTCCATAGGCGCTGGAGAAGCTGGGCTAAGCGGAGTTGCGAACAGATTAGCAAGGCCGCCGACACCAGCAGCCGGTTGTCCCGCTCCCTCAGACGCCATAATCTGAGCGACTAGATCACCAACAGCCATGTTCTGCAGATCAGGCCGCTTTGACCGCAGCTGCATCGCAGCCATTTGCGCTTGCTGGATTGTCATCGCCATCTTATTTGCCTTTCAGCCATCCAAGTCCGTGCATCGGGTGCTTGATATTACGCTTGCCATCCGCGCCAACAGGGCCGCCGTCCTTGATCTTCTTTGGCCCACCGAACAAGTTCGACAGCGCGCCAATGCCGCTTGCCACAGCACCGATTGTCGATGCCGTATTGCTTACGCCGGGAGCCTGCTCATAACGAGTACCAGAACCCTGCGCACTTGGCGTGCCAACGAAATTCTGAAAGCGCAGAGCTTGATTGTAATCATAGTCGCGCTGGTTTGCAAAATCTTGCTGCAGTAAATCAAGCGATTCCTGCTCAAACCCGCGCTGCGCTGAACCAGCAGCCTCAAGTGCGGCAGTATCCACACCGGCTAAGTTCTGCACGTCACGACCAAGGCTCTGCGCCCGCTCAGCTGCCGTGAGGTAACGACCGGCCTCAGTGTTGAACTGGCCCATGCCGCTCTCGTAACCCTTCTGGAGAGCCTCGTTCTGAGCTGAGAGAGCTGCAGCATTGGCATCACGAACAGCGCGAGCTGTAAACTCAGCGCTCCGGCTACCACCAAACGTACCACCACCAGTGAATGTGCGGTTCACAGCAGGCAATAGATTCTCGTACAGGTTCCGACCAGCTGCAGCACCAATCCCAGAGACGACGCTCTGGGTGTATGGGTTCATATAACTAGATGCGACACCCGGATCAGTGAATGATTGGGTGCCGCCTGCAATGTAGTCACCAGCAGCCTGCGTGTATGGCTGATAGTTCCCAACATTCTCAGATGTCATCTGATAGGCTTGCTGCTCCTGCGGAGAAACAGCAGCAAGGCGGGGGCCGCCAGTATAGGCCTGATAAGGCGTAGTCGTAGCCTCATAGCCTCTTTCGATGCTCTTGGTGTAGGCATCAACCAGCCACTGGGGCAACTTAGTTTGTGTGACGGTTTCTGTGATAGCCATTACGCCATACCTCCAACAGCTTTAAGCATTCTATCTATACCCTTCTGGGGTTTTGCAATCTTTTTTACATCTTTACGTCCCGCCTGTTGGCGTACCATTTTCCGCATTTCATCAAGACGGCGCACGCCTTCACGGTTCGATCCATCGCCAAGATCGGAAACATCCTGCGCGCTCCAGACATATTCACCATCAGATAGGTATGCAGGGATCTTATCTTCCTGCCCGCTACCGATGCCTTTCACCTGTCCGGGGCCGCGATGACCGCCGTTCTTATGATAATCGACAAGATGCTTTACCATATCATCACTGATTTCGCCGCCTTCTTTTATGACGGGGATGTCCGCCGGATTGATGGCTGCAGATGGTTCTGCCACAGGCGCTCCGGTTACAGGATCGCGGGTGAAGAACATATACTCTGTCTCTTGATCGCCACCGCGCCGGCCATATGTCTGTGGCGTATAAGGATAACCCCCGCCAATTGTGGATCTTAGAGAGCCTTCCCTGAATTTTAAGCCGGGGCCTACGCCTCCGCCAATACCGCTGCCACCACCACCACCACCACCAAGAACACCTCCGGCGAGTGGGACAAGGACGGATACAGCGTTAGCGATATTGGCTGCGTCTTTAATTTTTTCCAGCGTGGACTTTTCTGTTAGAGCAGGATCAGGAGTCATCGGGGCGAGTATGGATGGTAAACCGGCAAGGGCTGAACCCAGACCGGGGCCTTGCGTGACGGTAGGCACGTTGCCGGTAACAACAATGTCATCTGGCTGAGTCTCAGGCTCCATCAACGCGGGGTCTGCGGGTGGCGGATTTAGTGGCCCTAAACTGTCGAGTATAGAGCCAGTACCTAATCCTGCTCCCAAAATAGGTATAGGAGCGTAGCCGCCCGGAGGGCTTATGGGGCGGTATTTGCTAACAACGATGTCACCAGTCTCTGGGTCAACATAACCATCGCTATAACGATCATCGTCAACCACGTTATTTTTGTTTGGTGCGCCTATTTGCGATGCAGCAGCTTGGCCAAGAGCGCTGCCCACTGCTGAGCCAGCAAGGTTAGACGCTGCTCTTCCCGCTGCGTTTACAAGGATGTCGCCCGCAGCGCCGCCGATACCAGCAGGGATTGCTGCGCTTGTAAGGCTGCCGAAGTTAAGACCTTGGAGTGCGTTCGGAACTAAGTCTGCGTTGATGCCAGTCATTGGGGCTGTCGCTCCGGGAGTAGCTGGGCCAAACAATTGGCCCCCAGCATAGGCGCTACCTCCAGCAATAGCCGCCCGCACCAAGGCATCTTTAAGACCACGACCCTGTGCTGCACTTGATACGGCAGAGCCAAGAGCCGCGCCCGCAATAGGGCCGATACCGGGGATAAAGGCTGCGGCAAATGGCAGAACATTATCAGCTAAGAAACCAAGGCCGCTTTGCTTCGGGGCTGCGCGGGCAACGTCATAGAAACGGGTTTCACCAGTGGGCGCTATGAACTCGCCAGCTTGCACAGCAAAGTTAGCTTTTTTTCCGAGGTCATTGCTAAGGCTCTGGGCCACGGCAACCGCCCTGTTCGCTCCTTCAACACCAGAACCGCTAAAGATAACATTACCTTTAGCGTCCACAACGCGAACCTCTTGGCCCTCGCGCACATCAAACGTGTTATCAGTTCCAAACGAAAGCGGTTTGCCATTAGCGGTTGGGCCGACAACGGACGTTCCGGGGATTGGCGTGTTAGCTGCAGCCCTTCGGTCTGCCTGATCTTCGTATGACATTGGCGCAGCAACAGCAGGAGAACCAATACCCATGATAGGCTCAGCCCGAACGGTCGAAGGCATTACAGCCGCGCTGCGTGCTGGATCGGAATAATACCCAGCAGCAGCCAGAGCATCCTGTAAAGCGGGATCATCAAAGTAATAATCTTCAAACATGCCTAAGATCCCTGACTAATCACTTCATTGAAACGCATTGCCCATTCGCGCCAATCGTCAAACTGATATGCGTCTGGAACACCAAGAGCTGCGAGAGACGCAATCGTTGATAACCCAGATGCCCAGTTTTTCCAATCGCTTTCATCCATTAGACGAACAGCAACGCCGAAATCTTCAATAGACGGGAACATATAGTCCGCCCAGTCCACAACATTGTCTACAATGCGCGGATCAACTGTGGTCGTGACGATCTTCGCCATTAGCTCTGATACCTGCCGTCAGCCGTTTCGATGTGGACAATAACCTGACCCATCTGATAGTCGCCGCCGACCGTGTTCGAGCTAAACCTAAAGCGAAGCTCACGCCGCTGCTCCTTAAAGAACACCTGCTGCTCATACTTCTCGTTTGCCACAGCCGGGAAGGTGCGCAGCGGGCCATATACTTCAGGCGCACGAGCGTTGATTCTGCCCGTAATCTGGGCCGTCATGTCACCCTGCTGCACAAAGTCAGGCTCAATCATCTCAACGTGAATGGAGCGGCTGCGCGGGTTATTGTCAGTGAGGAACGATATATCGCCCGTCTCGAAATAGCTCTGGACAGCATTGATCTGTGCGCCGTCAATCTCATCAACGCCAAACTCATGCTGCCAAATGCGGTAGCGCGTAGGGCCATTGCTAACCACGCGAATTGCTTCGCCTTCGGTAATGCGCGTATCACTACCTTCCGTGATGCGGATGTCGGCCACGCCGGGGCTTATTGGGTTAACGCCAGCAAGGATAGGACGGTTCAGTGAACCAGCATAGATGCCAGCAGAGCGCCCAATATTCGGCAGCTCAGTGTCGTACCATGTCTGCTCACGGAAGTTATAGATCACAGCGTGCGTGCATTCAGTCGCATCGCCACGCGGATAGCACCACCAGATCTCACCAAAGCGCGGAACCTTATAGGCGAAGATCTTATTCGCATACGGGCGGTTCAGGCCGTCGAAGAAATAGTTGATGTTCATGTTGTTCGGTACTTCGCGAACCACACCGTTGTACATCATGAATCGGCCATCACCGACCCAGAAGTAAATCCCGTCATACTCAATTGCGCTGTTCACCGCGATGATCGAAGAGGATGAACTGATCGTATCGAACGCGAACACATCCGTGCCACCCGTGTAGTATGTGCGGATCAGGCTATCGAGCGTCCACAGGAGGCCGGCAGGGTTCTGACCACCACCACGCAGCGGAAGGCCCTTGACGATCTTCGATGAGGCAATGAACGCATCGCCCGCATCACCACTGGTAAAGTTCGTGGGATCGTTTGCATCCGACCACTTCACGTACCCGTTCTGGGAAAACATAAACAGATACGGGTGCAGCACCACAACGCCGCCGCTTACACCAGCCGTTGGGATTGGCGTCAGGGGCGTCGTGCCATAGATGTCGCCGAGATAAGCAGGATAGTCTGTGCCGGTAGAAATATCGAGCGCAGCATCTGTAGCGTGCGCGATCAGCACAGTCGAGCTACCAGCGCCGTCATAAAGCGCGTCGAACTGCCACATGAATTCTGGGCCGCCTGTGTACGTCGTAGGGGCGCGTGAAACCAGAGAGCTGGTGCTGCCAGTCACGTCAATCGTCATGCGCTGCAGGCCCTCACCATAGCCCATACGACTGCAGATGAAATTGATTAACGACGCCTTCGACGAAGTTCGTGATCTGCCGATACCCGCCGATCTTGCGCGGCAGCCCGCGCTGAAACCGAACCCACTGTCCGTCAACGTAGAAGTTCCCTTCAAACTTCGTACCATCCCGCTTGATGCCGGGCTGTGAATTGATGTTGACGGGGACTAGGGTCATTAGATGACCGCTTCAGGCCATACGATGCTGAACGGATTAGCTTGCGTGGTTATGTCGCGTAATGCTTGGCGGTATGTAGCCCATGCAGGAGCGTCTGCCGAAGCGTCAGGTAATTGCGTCCAATCAGATTCAGCCAGCAGCTTGTTACGTTCCGCACGGATCACGGTCCATTGCGCTCCGACCTTTGCGGCTGACTCGTCTGCGCTAAGGTCTGTCACGATGTAGTTCTGCGTCCATACGCCGTCGATCAGCAGGGCTGGGCCTTCTTCAAGGTGCTGTGTGGCTGGCTCGTGGTATGGCGGCGTGACGATCTGCTTTTTGTGTACGCCAAAACGCTCAACCTGTTCTTCGGTCAAACGGCGGGCGTAGCAATAATTGTCCGCATCCCACTGCGTCGGCTCGACATCAAAGATGTGCCGTATGAAGGTGTCGCCTTGGGCTTGGACATACCACATTATTCTGCTTCCTTTGCTTCCCGCTTGGCGGTTACACGTACAACAGCCGCATCGTATGCAGCTTGGTCTTCGATCTGCGACTTAAGCGCAGATATAATAAGCATTACGTTGCCCATTTCTTTGCGCGTGCTGTTCAGCCGTTCTGCTACATTGGCCGCGAACTCATTGTCTGTAGCGTTTGCCAACAGATGCTCAAAGTTTTTGCGGTCAAAGTCGTAATGAAAATGCTCCACCTCACGGGCGTACATAGCGTCTGCTAAAGTATCGTATTTGTATTCAGGTGAAAGCTGTTCGTAATTCATATTTGTTCTTTTCTTATGAGTTGAGTGTAAACGCTACTCCGTTACCACTAGCGGAGGGCAACGTAGTTGGATTGGTATATATAGTGCCAAAGCCAGTGCCGGCGTTAAACGGGTAAGCCGTAATAAAAGGCGTTCCGCCGCACGCTACAGCGATTGCATCCCCCGCAGGGCTAAAAGCAACGCTGTTACCTTGGGTCGAGGGTAGTGTAGCTGGATTGGTATATTTAGTACCAAAGGCAGAACCGCTCCACGGGTAGGCGGTAATGAAGGGTGATGTCTGGTGCGCTACGGCAATAGCGGTACCCGCGCCT